GCTTAGAAATTGAAAGATTTCTTTTACCTGTAGGTAACGATGGACTTAACTCAGAAGGTATGAGTAGAGCTACAACTAAAGGTACACCTCAACAAGATAGCATGCGTTGGCGTCAGTCTTTTAGAGGTTATTGGCATTTAGTTACAAAAGCAATTGAGTATTTAGCACAATTTGCTCCAGTAGACGTTGTGGTAATTCAAGGTAATCATGATTTTGAACGTATGTTTTATGTAGGAGAAGTTTTAGCAGCAATATATCATAATAATAAAAATGTAAATGTAGACAATAGTTTAGATTCTCGTAAATATTATGAATATGGTACTAATATGATTATGTTTACACATGGGGATAAAGAAAAACCTCAAGAGCTTCCGCTGTTGATTGCTACTGAGCAGCCAGAAATGTGGAGTAGATGTAAAGTTCGAGAGGTGCATTGTGGACATAAACACAAAGAAATGCTTAATGAGTATATGGGAACTAAAGTTAGATTTATACCTAGTATATGTGCTAATGATGCTTGGCATAAAACTCAGGGATATGTAGGAACGTTACGTTGCGGACAAGCATTTATTTGGAATAAGAACAGAGGGCTGGAAGGGTACCTCCAAACTAATATCATGAATTATGGTGTGGAAAAGGAGAGCTAAGAAAGCAGGAAGATCTAAAGTAAAGAATGCGAAAAAAAGTACTTATGATGGTAAGAACTTTCAATCTAATTTAGAGCTTTATTGTTATAAACGATTAGAAGACGCAGAAATATTAGTAGAATACGAAGAACACACATTTACTATATTTCCAGCTACAGTGTATCCTCAAGCATGCTATGAAGGTACAGCTAAAAAACTTTATAATAAAGGATCTAAAATCAGACCTATTACATACACACCTGATTTTGTAGATCCCAACGGTAAATTTATTATCGAAACAAAAGGCTATGCAAATGAGTCTTTTCCTTTAAGGTGGAAACTATTTAAAAAACATCTTAAAGATAACAATCATCATTATGTGCTTTTTATGCCAAGAAACAAAAAGCAAGTAGATGAGGTTGTTGAGCTTATAAAACAACTATAGGTTAAGGGGGAGGTTAGTAATTTAAAGGGCGCTATTGCCCAATATAACTCTGCGGTTATACTTTGTGAACTATTACAATTCCTCCCCTTTTTCCTTTTTATTAATCAATTAAACAATTAAACAAATGGCATATTTAGTAAGCCCTTGCTGTGGGCACGATTACAGCGACACACTAGACGATGAAGGATATGAAGTTTATATCTGTGATAATCCTAAATGCAAAGAAGAGTTTTCAGAACCTGTAGAAGACTACGAGTTTCATGACCGTATGAGAGATGCATACTTAGAGGACCGTATGGATGAAAGAAGGCTGGGACTATGATAAAAAAGATCACTAGAAAGTCTATGCTTATTAGGCCTTCAGGTAGATCTACAGATTTTATAAGTCCAAGCTTTGGTTACGGTTGTTTGTATAACTGTTCTTACTGCTATATGAAAAGACATAAAGACAAAGGTCTTGATGTAGCAACTAACACAGGAGATATACTGACAGCTATAAATAATCATGCTTTCTTTACACCTGTAGATAAACCTAATCAGACACACGCAGAGTATACAACATATGACATAAGCTGCAACGAAGACTTTGCTCTGCATGCAAAACATCATCAGTGGGAAAAGATATTTGAATTCTTTAGAGATCATTCTATTGCTATGGGCAGCTTTGCAACAAAGTATGTTAATGACAGTCTTCTTTCATTTAACCCAAAAGGTAAGATTCGTATTAGATTTAGTCTTATGCCTCAACACAAATCAGATTTACATGAGCCTAAAACATCTAAAATTATAGATAGGCTGCACGCAATTGATAGATTTATTGATGCGGGATACGATGTGCATGTTAATTACAGTCCTATTATAGTATATGACGGATGGCTACAAGACTATAAAGATTTATTTAAGCTAGTAGATATGCATGTAAAAAACAAAGACAAAGTATTATCAGAATGTATTTTTCTTACACACAACTTTAAGAAACATACAGTTAATCTAGGTAGGCACCCTGAAACAGAATTAGATTTATGGGTTCTTACTAAACAAGAGATTAAGCGCTCACAGTATGGTGGTGAGAATATAAGATATAAACTTGGTATGAAAGCTGAGTATATAAAAGAATTTAAAGAACTACATCAATCAATTATACCTTGGAATACTATAAGGTATATATTTTAAACAATTAAACATGAGAACAACTCAAGATCAACTCTCTCGAATATCAAAAACACTGATATTTGCAGAGCCTTTCTACGGTATATTTCTTATTGGACTACAAAAAGAGTTCACTAAGAATTGCGCTACCGCAGGTGTAGGAAAACACGGCATAGGAATGAGGTT